TGCAAGATTTTGTGGCATCTCGTATGATTCGTTTATTGCTTTATAAAGTTCTAATTCTTTTTTTAACGTTAAATTTTTTGAGAAGAATGACTTACAGACATTAACAAGAAATTTTTTATTCTGTTCATTTTTTTCCAATAATGAATTTGTTATTTCACGAAGAATCACTTCATACAGAAAAGCCGTGTTTCTTTTCTTGTTATGTTTATTTTTCATCACTTTGTTTCCTTGTTGCATTTTTCTTCTCCAGAGAACTTAATAATTTTTTCAAACTATCATTATTTGTCATGATTTTTTCTTCAATTAAGTTTTCATTCTTTTCATCAGATAACTCAGTAATCATTTGTTCATTGTAATTATTTTCATAATCTTCGTAAATACCATTACCTAGACTAAATAAGTTTTGCGTTCCACTTCCCCAAACATTTCTCTCTGATCCGCCACCTAATTCTTTATTAAACTTAGATTGATAGCTTCTTGTTCTTGCTCCACTTGGTCTCTTGTCGCCACCACTATATTTGACTGGAAGATATGTTTTTCCACGTGAGGCTGGAGTTGACGTTAAGCGATCATCTCGTTTTCCGGGAGCTGCTAATAATGGACTTTCTTTTCCTCCTGTTGGAGTTTCTGTCGGTGCTGCGGCTTCTCCGGGTGCACCTGCTGCTGCAGCACCTTCTGGTTCACCAGAAATAGCACTCAAATCTATTCCTCCTGCATCTGCTCCAGCACCACCTGCACCACCAGATGATTCTAATCCGGTTGCTCCACCTGATAATCCTGTGTCTTGTTCTCCAGCAGCAGCTTGAGCTTCTGTACCGGCTTTTTCAACAGCTGCTTTAAATTTAAAGTCAAAAAACATTTCACGTTGATTACGCAGAAATTCTTCATCGGACATACCAAAGATTTTCTTGGCAACCCAACGCTTGCTGAAGTAACCTTCAGTCGCAGCAGTGGCAACATCAAATTTAGTTTTCCAAGTTTCAAGTTCTTGTAGTTCGGCAATCTTACTTGGATTATTTAATCTTAATTTAAACTTTATAAGATCTTCGTTTCTATAACCAAGAACGAAAAGATGAATAATACCAATTTTTTCTAATTCACTAACAAGCGATCTTTGAAGACGTTGAACCGTTCTAGAAAAGCGAATATCTTTTTGAGCAAGAGTTGTTTTATCTTCTTCGCCACCTTCACCACGCGTAAGATATGATTGTGGAATCTTGATAGCAGAAAATAATTTATCACGCAGATATTTAACGTCCTCAATATCGCCAGTGTATTGACCACCAGCAAGACTTTCAATCTTTGTAGATTGTTGCCCACGAACCGGGATAAAATAGTCTTCTTCAATTGAAAGCGGATTATAACGCAAATCAACACGACCGGTTTTTTCATCAACAACTTGGTTACGCTTTAAGGCAGTCATTGCTTTTTGCATGAATTGTTCTACATCATTTGGAGCAACGTTGCCGACGTCAACATAAAATACTCGTCTTTCGGCAGAACGAACAATACGATATGCCATCATGGCGTCTTCTAGAAGGGTTAATTGACGCCAAATACGGCGGGCGGCTTCAAGCATAGAAGTGCCATATGGAGCATATTTATCGTTTCCAAGAATACGGAAATGGCCCATTTGCCAGTTTTCAAACGTCATGCCACCGCTATTCCATTGGAATTGAACATAATTTGGGTTCTTTTCATCTTCACCTTCAATACGCTCAACTTCATATGGAGGAATACCTATTGCATTCTTAATGCCATCTTTGTCGTCAATATCAAGATAAAGGAAAAAATCACCAAACTTGCACATTGTTCTTGACCAGCCGAAAAGATTAAATTCAATATTTAAAATATCGTAATAAAGACCATTAAGAATATTTTTAATTTCTTCATTTGGGCAATCAATTGTTAGTACTTTTTCTAATGAATTACTTGTAGTCATTTCATCGGCATAAATATCAAGTGCTGATGCAATTTCTGGAGTATATTCCATTTGTTCAAAGTCAACATACCTTTCGGCACGGTTTTGATTTGCCATACTTTGTGATTGAACAAAGTCAAATGGATTATATGAAGATTTTTTAAACTGCTGTCCTTGCGCAGATTGAAATTTATATTTATCTAATCGGCGGCGGCGTTCGCTCTTATAATTTTGTTGCCGACGATTAACGATTGGACCAGAAAACAACTTCGTCAATCTCTTGAATAGAGAGTTGTCAGGGTTGTAAGGACTACGATCTTGTTTTATTTGCCCTTTTTTAGAGGGCGTCATGTTTCTGTAGTCGCTTTTGTTTGTTGGTTTGTTGTCTGCCATTTATTTATCCCTTGTAAAGCCAATCATACATTTTATAAAATTCTTTTAATTCCGTTGTATTAACACGTTGTTTGTCTAACGAATAATTTTTATTATACCCGATCTGACCTGGAATTTTAGTTTGAACTCTTGTGTTCGCCATGGTTATAGCATTAAACATCGCCTTTGTATACTCAACATCTCTCTGAGATGTTGTTAATGCTGTGTCTCGTACCCAACAAGCAATAGCTAAAGACATTGTCAAATCGTCATTTCTTCCCCTCATTGCTTCGGGTCTTCCATTGTTCCATATAAAAGTTGACAACTCTTCTACTAGACGATTTGAGTATGTTTTAATTATTTTATTTCTAATAAACTCTTCAAGCTTTGCAACAATAAGTGGACGAGTCTTTTGCGTCGTGGTAAAACCAGGAACACTATTATTCATAGACTCTGCTTGAACTTGTTCTACGTATTCATGAGTTGATTTTACTGAATAATAAAGATTTGGATATCTTCTTTCAATCAATTTCTCTAATACGTTAAAACCAATATTGTTATTTTCAACAACAAGTAATGCGTTATTGTATTCTTTGCCGGTTTGCAACAACATGTCTGCATAAATATCCGGAGATAGTTTTCCTTGATATTCAGCGACTTGTTCCATTGTTTCTAGTTTAATGATATGAAATCCAGAATAATCTTTACCATCGCCTCTAGCAACGTCGGCGACCATCAAATATGTAAATTCTGCTTTAGCTTCTTCCCATATCCAATAATTTCTATCAAAACCGGTACGATATTTTGGCTCTAAAACATTTTTTCTTATTTCTTCAAGATCTTGAGAATTAATGACACCTTCACCGGATGCATTAAAAGAACATTCATATTCTTGTGCAATATCTCGCCTATTCATATTGCGAGTAGCAGATTCAAACCATTCACGATTTCGGTCCGGGTGAGAATCCCAGTTTAATTTAATAGCGCGAAAATCATTTGAATTGTTCTCAGCGTTTGTATATGTTTCGTGAAACCAATTACCGACACCATTTGGTGTTGAAATGGCTATACAACGACCACCGGCTGATAGTGTGGGGAATATACTTTTCCATAGTTCTTCCATGCCGTCAACGAATGCAGCTTCGTCAATTACAAGCAAACTGAGAGCTTCTGAACGACCAGCACTTTCACTGGTTGAAGATGCCTTAATCCATGAACCATTGTTTAATTCAAAGCTATTTCTATTGTCTATACCGATTTCAGCAATACGTAGCCAATCTGGTACGTTCTTTATCATCTTTTTAACTTTTTTAACAAGATTGGCAGCAACGTCAAGTTTTGTTGCCACAACAAGAACACTCTTTTGACGACGGAAAAGAAGCATCCAGGCAATATAACCTGCGACAGCTGTTGATAAACCTAACTGGCGAGCTTTAAGAACTATATTAAAGCGATAATCTTCAAAATCCTTTATGGTATCTTGTTGATAGCCATAAAGAGAAAAAGGGATGGTTCCCTTTTCTGGATGTGTAATTTTACAAAAATTGGTGATAAAGTATATGGGGTCTTTGCCGCATCTTTTTACTTCATCTACTACTTGTGCCTTTGTGAGTCCATAATTCATATATCATCTTATTCGAATTTCTAGCTTGTTTGGTGCTATTAATTTGTGAGGTTTCTTAGTGGTAAAGAGTTGGTCCTCCTGTGGACCTTCTTCTTCTAAATTGCCAGCTTTTTCATCAGCAGCAATTGCAACTTTAATTGCTTGGTCGCTTTCTTTTTTTGAAAGTTCGCCATCTTCATCGCTATCTGCATCAGCAAACGCTCCCAATTCACTTTCATCTAATTCTAAAGTATTTTTTTCATGAAGTTCAACTTCTTCGCGAATTATTTGCAATAAACGTGATTTGTTTATTTTCATTTTTTAAATCCACCTAATGAAAGCCATTTTTGAAATTGCTTAGAACGTTCAACATCTGATGGATTTTCTAATTTTGGC